AACACCGTGATATGTGTGTTGGCTCCCAAGAAAAGACGTATGCCGGTATGAGCAAGGATGCCTTCGCCGGGAATTGATACCCCGTATGCCGTTTGATTTGATGCGTCCAATTGCAGCAGCACGTCGTTGTATACGGTGACATTTCCGCTGGCCGCACCCGAGTCCGCAACAGTGACAGTAAACGTATTTACAGTAGCGGCTGTTTGGACTTGGTACGGGTTATCCGTCAAATCCCAGTCCAGATAAACCCAATCACCTGCTTTTAGGCCGTGGTTGGTCGCGGTAATTGTCGCTGTGGTAGTAGCCCTTGCGTAAGTTCCGCTGATACTGGTGTTGTCAACCAAAACAGTGTACGCAGTAGCGCCAGAAAGTGGAAAAACAACCGCGCCTTTAAGGCGAGTACGGTACGGAACCATCAAGCCGGAAACTCCGGCGTGCTGTGATTTAACGTCTGTTTGCATACCCATAATCAATCTCCTTTAAAAACGGGGCCGAAGCCCCTTGAGTTGATTACGAGTTTGCAAATGGTGTGGCCACAGAACCTGTGCCCAACACCGTGCCTTCAACCATGTACTTGTTAGCGGCGATTGCAAAAATCCGCACCCACGAACCTGCAACACCGCCAGTGGTAGTGCCATTCAAGTTGATGAAGTCGTTAGCAGCGGCAGCAAAGAAACCGACCAGTGCTGCGCCGTCTGTATCAACGTCGTTCATGGTAATTGAGCCCACAAACTTGTCAGTGCCGTTTGTACCAATCTTCAACGCGCTGGTAGCAATAGTTGTAGGAACCCAGATGGTATACAAAACGCCTTCGTTGTTCAGTGTATTGGGGTCTTGACCGGGGCCAGACGTAGTTGGGTTGGTCGATACATTGATCGCAGGCAGCGTCAATGTCAGTGCAGCAGCCAAAGTGCCGCCAACAGAAATGATGCGACCACCGTGAGCTTCGGGGCTTAATGTGGTGCTGGAAGTGATCTCAACAACAGCGGCTGGGCCTTGCTGATAAATACCGCCCAATGAACGAACTGGGCCTTGAAACGTAGTGCGTGCCATGATTATTTCCTTCATGCGAATTAGGCGTATCAGTCTGCATGAACGTCAGCCGGGACTGTCTGATACACCGGAAGACCCGGAATGTCTGCAATATACACCTTTTTCACGGGGTGTCAATGAGCTTGTTGGACTTTTGCAGGTTTTCATCTTGCGTCAGGACCTGCATGTTCCACGGTACGTGCAGTCCGCAAACGTCTTCGCCTTGCAGGGGCACGATGTGGTCCACGGCGTGCGGGATTTTTGTTGCTCGGCTCAGGGCAATTGCCATCCTGTAGTGGAAACGAATCTCCAGCTTTTGCTCCGCAGACAGCCACGGTGGCGTGGCGTCACGGAACCGCCTGCGCCGCACGCTGACCAGTTCCTTGTACAAGTCTGGGTTTGCCAGCTTATGACGTTTTCGGTAGCGATGTTTTGCCTCAGAGGTGCGTGCCTGCGCTCGCGCAATCACTGCCTCGGTATTGCGGGCGTAGTAGTCTTGCTTGGCCTTGACCCCGGCGGAAGACTTGTTGTACTCCGCAAAGTAATCAGCACGAGTAACAGCCGCTGCGGCCCATTCAACCTTGAGACAGGCAGTGCAAGCCCCCTTGGTCTTGCGCGGAGCGATGTGTCCGTGCTTGCAGGGTTCCCCTGTGAAATAAAACTTGGCTCCCTGCGCTTTGGCTTCGCTGCGAGTCTTGGGTAGGTTGGTGGTGTCCATACAGTCCTTAGTTACGACACAGGTAGTGTACACCAAAAAGAAAGGGGGCCGAAGCCCCCTCCCGTCAAACCCACTTTTGGTGGGTTATTGGTTCGGTTTAAGACGAACCTGACGAGCCCCACGCGCCAAGGGGGTCCGACCAACCGAAGCTGTAACGCTCACGGGACTTGTAACGGACGTTGCCCGTGTCAAAATCACCGTCCATTGAGTTGGTCAGCGCAATACGCTCGAAGTGCTTCAGGCCGTTTGGCACATCAGTCATCAAGAACCAAGCATTGCTGTCGGTCAAGAAGTGGTTGATGGCATAGCCTTCAGGGATCGAACCGTTGTTCTTGATCGCGTTGATGTCGTTGTCAGCAGTGCCAACGCGGAGGTTGGTTTCCAACAGACGAGTCGCAACGAATTGCAGAGCAGGCGGAACAATCATCTTGCGTGGCTTGGCTGCGATCAGCAGGCCGCGCTCATCAGTCCATGCAGCGATCTGGATCACAGCATTTTCCAACGAGGTCTCGTTCAGATCAACACCAGTGGTTGGGCTGTTCAAGTTAACGCCGCCGTTGACGAGTGGGTGACCCACGCGTGCGCTGGAAGAGTTGACGCCAAACAGCGACACACCGTCACCGCCGAGGTACGAACCGCTGAAGCCATTGTTGATGACGCCAGCAGCTTTAACCTGCTTGGTGTAGGCCATAGCGCGAGCCAGACCTTTGGTGTAACGAGCCGACAAAGAGTCGTACAGGTTATCTTCGACCGCTTCTTCAGTGATCGAGAAGCCCAGAGCGATGGTTTCGTGGCTGTAACGTGCAGTGAAGGCTTCTTGCGCATTGTCATAAGCAATGGCTTGGCCCTCGTTCTTCACTGGTGCAGCACCGAAGCCGGACAGCTTGGTTTCTTCTTCAAACGAGCGCTCTGATTTCTCAGTCTCGTAGATTTCCTTGTGCTCTTCGCCGTAGCGAGCGTATTCCAGACCAAACAGTGCGTTCAGGCCGGGGAGCAGTTCTTTAAGTAGTTGTGCGCGTGAAATAGCCATGATTTAGCTCCTTTACAGACCAACAGCGTTGCTGTAAGAATGGTATCCGGGGTTGAACTTCACCAGAATGTCAGTAAATGCGTCACCCACGGTCGAGAAGCCCTGCATGTCCACGAAGCCAACGACGCGGAAAGCGGCAGTGGTTTCGACAGCAGAAGAGCCAGCTACAACGGCAGTATTCGAGTTACCAGTGGTAGTCGAACCAGTCGAAGTGCTTTGCACAGCGTTCAGGAACACGTTTGCACCCAGAGCAGCTTGCGTGACAGAGCCAGCAGACTGAACTTGGAACACAGCACGGTCGTCGTCAATAACGTAAGCAGTGATGGCAGTGCCAGTCGGAGCAACGTAGTTGGCGGGGTAGTACTGAGCGTAGATTACCTGACCTTGCGAGTTCACGTAGGAGCAGCCGACGAAAACGCCGATGCAACCCGTGTTAGCTGTACCAGTGGGGAACCCATTGGTCGTAGCGTCTGCACCAGTCGAGGTAGCAATTTGCAGAAAACCAGACGCGTTTACGAAAACCAGCGATCCGTTAAAGATGTTGGTGTTGTAACCCGCTGGGTTGATGAGAAACTGACGCGTGCTACCAGCATAAGGTAGACCGCCCAGTTCGTTTACGGCTCGAAAGCCGTAGGGGGTAGCAGTTGATGCCATGAGGCACTCCTTTATTTAGAACCTGAACCAAATCCCTGTCCGCGACTGGATGTTGACTTGCGTTCAGCAAACAGTGGCATTCGAGGGTCGTTATTTCGCATAAAGTGGTTGTCCACGGAGTCCATCTGGTTCTGAGCCTGCTGGTTGAAGTATTCATCACGGGACCGAGCCATCTCGGCGGACATCTTGCAGAGCATGAGGCCACCAATTTCGACGTTCCCAGTTTTGTCACTACCTACCAGCATCAGTTCCGGATGGTCTGCCGCTTTGACCGGCACCCAGCCTTCGCGCATCTTGCGAGACACGTTAGTTGGGTTTGCTTCACCGAGCAGATGCGTCATGATCCAGCGGTACACATAACCCGGCTCTGGAGTCGGATCAGGCAGCGCCGAAGGTGGCACATATACAGGACGAGCGGTTTTGTCGCGTGACACGAGATCACGAGGGGTACGATTTTCAGCCATTATTTCTCTCCAATTTTGCAACTTCAGCAGCATACTGCTGCGGGGTTAATCCGTACTTTTTTGCCAGCGCAATTTGCGTAGACGTAAGTTGAATTTTCTTTGCGCCCGAAGAACGAGCTGCGGGAGCAACAACCGAGGTTGGCCGTTTTGGGGAGTCAGCCGCCTTACGATCTTCGACATCGCCAAAGACTTCAGGAAACGTAGACTTCACGCGAGCATCAATCCGCTCGAAATACTCACTGCTGCGGGGATCGACCCCGTTGTTGACTAGTTTCTGGTGCAGCCCTAGTGCAAAGCTGGTAACTTCTTCGAACCCCTCGGCCCCGAACCACTGGTTTTTGGCCTGCCAGCGCAGGGTTTTTTCGTCGGGTTGCACCGTTTGGGGTGCGGGTTGCCTAGTTTGTACAACAGTTTCTTCCTGTTGTAAAGCGGTTGGCCGAAAGTTTTTTACTGACGCCATCTTCATCTTGGCTTCGGTCAATGCTTCCTGCGCCGCAATGATGCCATCCGTGTCAAACGCTTCCTGTGCCACTTTGTAATCGCGGCGGGCTTTGTCCAACTCGGCTTCGGCGGCTTGTTTGGCCATCTCCCCATACTGCTGGGAGCCGTTGTCCACATACTGTTTGAGCTTCTGGTTCTCCGAGTGCATGTGTTGTGCAATGCGCTCAAGCTCCTGCTTTTCCCGCTGAAGGGCTTCTTTGGCTCGGCGCTCGTCGTGACGGGCGTGGGTCAGCTCCTTAATGCGCTCCTGAGCACCCTTGGTGTAGGTCTCAATCTCCGCATCTGTGGGGTCGGCCACCTCCCGGTCCAAGGGTTTTCGTCCCTTGTCGCGCTCGGGCGTGTCATCGACGATCTCGATTTCGACATCGCCGTCTTCTTGTTGCGAAACTACAACAGTCTCGTCCTGTTCGTCAGGAAACTTAAATTCACCTGCCATTTACTGCTCCTTCAAGCGCGGGTAAGTCCGCGAGGGTCTTGCACAACTGCTTCGATCATGTCGTCATTGATGACTCGAAACTCTTTTCCGTAGATTTTGAATCGCGTACCGGAATACGTACGCACGAGTACAAAGTCACCTTCCTTGCACCACGGACCGCTTGGGAACTTGGCGGTGTCTTTGTACGCGTCGGGTCCGACCTTCATGACAAACAGCACGGTTGTGGCGTGCTCTTCTTGTTTCATGAACTGACCGGCTTTGACAATTGAGGAGTTCTCAAATGTCTCAACAACGTCGGGCACCGCGCACAGCAGTTTCCAACCTTTGGGGTCGGGAAGCTGTCGGGCCTTTTCTTCATCTGTCGCTTCCGGGGCCGGGGCCTCAGTCGGTTGGATGGCTTCGGGTAGGGCAAATGTGCCCGGCTCAAGACTAAGTTCACTCATCTGATTGTTCAACTTTCTGTGCAAGGTCAATTACATAGCGCTCTGCGATAGCCAGACCCTGAATGGTTCCGCAGAGTTTTTGATATTCCTCAAATGAGCGACATGCTCCGCTGGCGGCGTCGTCAGCGTAGTTGTTCATGTCTTTGCGTATTTGTTCGCGCAATACGCGTGCGAAGTCTTGGATCATTTATTTGGCCGGGCCTTTCGGTGGTTGGTTTTTCTGCATCGCCTGTTGGCGACTCCTTGCGATGTCAATGCCCATGCGGACACCTTCTCGTTCTTGGTCGGACTGCAACTTCTTCTCGGCCTGCGTAGCCTGCTGGCCTGCCTTGAAGCCGTCCAACTTGAGTTTGCCTTCCAGCGCTCTTTCTTTGAGGTCCAGCTCGTCCGCACGGGCGGCGGCATCGGCGGCAATCTTTTTCTCTTTGAGCGCAACTTCTTGTTGCTTGATCTGCATGTCCTGCTGCTGGAGCTGGAGCACGGGGTCTTGGGCTTGCTGCTGAGCCTGTTGCTGTGCTTGCTGCGCTTGGCTCTGTTGGAGAACCTGCTGCGCGGCCTGCGCCATCATGGCGGACAGTGCAACCTCGATCTGCGGCGGGAGCTTCTCGTCTTCCGGTGGCAGGGGGATGCCAAGCTGCTGCTCAATTTTCTGACGGTACGCAAAGCCAACGTGCTCGGCAATGTGCGCCATCATGGCCCCTTGGATCATCGGAGCCTTGGGGTTCTGGCCGATCAACTGCATGATGATCGGGTCCTGCATCGCGGACATGTGAACCTTGATGTGGGCCTCGTGGTCTTGGTACATGAACGCTTTGACCGGCTCGCTCTTGAGCACCATCATGTTCTCGGACACGGGGTCTCTTGGCTTCTGGTCGTCTGGCAGCGGCACGAGCTTGTCGGCGTTCTTGATGCCCAACACCTCCAGCATGTTGCGGTGCAGCAGCGGCAAGTCATAAATCTCGGGGGCCATCTGCGCCATCTGGATGACGGCTTGGTACTGCACCACGCGCTGGCTCATGGTTGCCGCGTTGGGGTCCGACACGGGGATGATGTCTACGTGGCGGTAGTCCTCGGCCTTGGCTCTGCGGCCACCACGGTCAGGCTCGTAGTCGTACGCGGGGTCTGTGTAGTCCCGGATGAGTATGGCCAACAGGTGCAGCTCTTGTTTGAACGCGTAGTGCATACGCGCCTGCACAGCCGACATCACTTTGAGCTGGCGCTCCAGCAGAGCCAGAGTTGTGCCCACCGGGGCGTTGGCCGACATGTCGGCAACCTTCATGTCCGCAGTAGCTGCGAAGCGGCGACCCTCTTCAACGATGGTGCCCAGCAGGCTGAACAGAACCGCCGAAGGCTCTTTATATGGCAGTGGCAGGATGTTGTCCCGCAGTGCGCCTGAGCCGATGTCTACGTCCCGGAACTCGCCGGGGGCAATCGGAGTGTCATCACCCTTGATCCGAAGTCCGCGAGACTTGAGGCCCCCGGGTAGATTCGATAGTGTCCCGGCGTCCACGAGCTGTCGCATGATGCTGGTGGCCGACTTAGCAAATCCCCCAATGAGGTGGAAGAGGCCGAAGCCATACGCACCGAAGCCGGGAATGTATTGGTAGTGAACGAAGTGCTGGCGCTTGAGCCGCAGTTCATCATCTTCACGCCAATTGCGTCGAATGGACAGCACATCGTTGGTCCCCTTGATGAGTGTTACTACGTACGGCAGCGCGATGCCTGTGGGCTCGCCTTCGTCATCCTCGTCTTCGAAGCCCTTGAGGTCCAAGTCAACGTGGCACTCCATCAGGATGTAACGGTCGTCGTTCAGATCACTGAAGCCGGTCTCTTTGTCCTTGGCCTTCTCAATGTTGGTCTGCTCGCGTGTGGGGTCGCCCAGCTCGATGTCACGATAAAAGCCCGCCTTCTGGAGCTTGATGATGTCGTTCTTGGTCTTGCGCATGATGTGTGTCAGGCGGTAGCAGGTGTCCATGTCCGTCGTGCCGTACGGCAGGATGATGTCTTCTGCGGGCACAAACATCGACACCTGACGCCCCAGATTGGGGTCGTAGTACACCTTCTTGAACGCGGAGCCTGTGGCTGGCAGCGACCACAGCATGCGCTCGTGCTCTGGCCGGAACTCTTTCATCACGTCTGTCAGCTCGTAGTTCATGTCGGCCTCGACACGCTGCGCAGCTTGCTGCTTCTCAGGGGTCTCTTTGCCCAGAATCTTCGTGCGCACCGGCCCTTGAGCGGGGAACGACTCCGTGATGGCCTCGGACTGAAACCGGACCACGGCTTCCGTAATCATCGGGTGGAACACACCAGACGCGCCGTTCCACGGCTCTGTGCGCTCTTCGACCTGCAAGCCCAGCAGCTTCAAGCCTTCTGTGTACGCTTTCTCCCATTCCTTGCGCGACTGGCGGTCGTTGTCAATATCTGAGGCCAAGTCCCCGGCCATCGACTCAATGGCACCGGCGTCCATCTCTTCGGCCAGATTGACATCAAAGTCGTTCTCGGCCTCGACCTTGGCCAACTCGACGGCAAACCCCGGGCCTTCGATGCTCACCGCTTCAGGATCAACGATCTCAATTTCAATGCCCTGCTCGTCCTCGGCCAGTGCGTCGATGCCCTGTGGTTGCTGAAAGAGTGCTTTGTCGATGTTCGTTGCCATGTTGATCCTTAATAGTAGGCGGCTACGCGCCCACGGTAAATCTTGTCGTCTTTCTCATCCGAGTCCAGTGAGATAAACCCGCCCTGCCTGAAGCGCAGCAGCGCCTGACTGGTCGTATCCACATAGTCGTCATTCTCGCCTACCGGGAACGCCGCCACCTCCTCGATGACTTCGCGTGCCCAGCGGGTATCCGGTGCCCAGATAATGCCAGAGGTAAACAAGTCTGCAATTGCGTTGACCCGCACCATCTTATCGTTTCCCCGGCTCGGCGTAAACTCTTGCACGGGTATGCCCATCGCCCGCAGCTCTTGTATCAGAGGCCCACCAGCGGCTTTCTTCTCCACGATGAACGCGTCTGGCTCCCACTCCTTGTAGTGCTTCAAGGCGGACTGCTTCAACTCGGGAAACGGCATCCGGTCCTTGAACGCGTCCAACAAGATTACTTGCGCCGCGTTGTTCTCTTCCTCGTTGTAGAACACGCCCCACGTTGTGCACGCACTGTAGTCAGATGTGCTCTTGGTCTCGTGGGCCGTGTCCCAGCTCTGGATAATGTACTCACAAGGCGGCGGGTCTTCGTTTGGCCAGATGCGCCAGCTCTTCCTGCTGATGATGGCCGACACGTCCGAGGTGGGCTGCTGCATGTACTGCGCGTTCCAATACCTCGGGTCCATCGACGACTTGGCAGACAGCAGCGAAGTGAGCGGCCACTGCTCCGGCCAGAGCGACTTCTCGTTGTCCGTGCCTTCGTTGAGGATGGCGGGCAGCTCCACGATCTCCCAGCGCGGGGAGTCCGGGTTCTTGACTTGGTAGTCGATCAGCCGCCCGGTCAGGTCCAGCGGCCCCCAGCGGGTCATCACCACAATGATCGCGCCATTGGGCATCAGGCGCTGCAACGGGCCTGTCTGGAACCACGACCACGCCGTGTCAAACGCTAGACGGCTGTTGGCTTTAACGTCCTGCTCCGAGTGGGGGTCGTCGATCAGGAACAGGTCAGCACCCCGTCCGGCCAAGGCTCCACCCACACCAGCGGCGTAGTATTGTCCCCCTGCGTCAGTGCTCCATTTGCCTGAAGCCTTCTGATCTTGCGCCAGTTTGGCGGCGGGGAACACCGTGTTGTAGTCCTCGTCTTCGAGCAAATTCCTGACCCTGCGGCCAAAGTCTTCCGACAGGGACGCCGTGTGCGTGCCCATGATGATCTTCTTATTAGGGTAATTACCTAGAAAGTACGCCGGGAACAGGTAGCTGGAGAACTCAGACTTACCCATACGCGGGGCAATATTGATGATGACGCGCTTCTTTTTGCCGTCGATCACGTCTTGGAAAATCTTGGACAGCTTGCGGTGGTGGGGTCCAACCTTGAAGCCGGGATACACCTTCTTGGCAAAGTCAATCATGTTAAGGCGCGAGTTGTGGAGCGCATTACGCCTTTCACGCTCCTCAAACACCTCCAGCATCTCCATCAGCTCTTGCTTGGCCGCTTTGGTCATCGTCGGCAACGCTGCGCGTATGGCCTTGACCTCTTCCGGTTTCAAATTGAGCGCGTCAAGATTCATCGTCAGTGGGGGCTGGAGGTTCTTCGGATGTTAGTGAGCGCTCACTCTGCACTAGCTTGCTGGGTTCCACGTCCGTGATGTCCGCAGTGGTTTCGCCAACGGTGATGTCCACATCTATGACGTTGAGCAGCTTGTCGAGCTTGTCTTGGAGCTTCTGGTCGATCTCGGCGTCGGTCAAATCAGTCTTCTTGACCTCCAGCCTGTCCGTGAACAGCGCCACTTCCGTCACGCGCCCGAGCATCTCGATGGCTTTGAGCCTGATCCGAGCGTCGGGGTGGTTGGTTTCCTCAATGATCTTGGCGACCGCCATGCCGCGCATCTGCTTGGCCTGCTCCACAAACTCCCAGTCGTATGCAGACAGCAACGTCACCAGATGCCTGACGGACTCCGGCGTTTTGAGCAGTGTCAACTGGGTTTTGGTGTCGGCGGGGGGCGTATTGTTGGCCAGCGCTGCAAAAACTGTGCGTGCTGCCTTGGCTTCGGCCTCTTGCAGAATCTTTTGGTCGTCTTCGACGCCAAGTTTTTCCAGCCATTTGGTCGTATTGACCTGTGCGTTGAGTATTTGGTCGGGCGTTGCCCTGTCCAGCCCGGACACGTCCTTGCCGGTGGCTTCAACCACTGGCGGCTCAAATTCTAACAAGTGATCTAACATGCGCGTAGTACCTTGCGGACTCGGAGCCTTTAATGTACACTATTTTTTGAGTGGTGTCTGCGGTTTCGTAGTCATTGCTTCTCCTTGATGTACGCAAATACATCTTTACCCGGCTTGTCCGGGTATTTTTTTGTCTGTGTATGTCTAACATTAGACATGGTTTCATGGAATTTTTGCAAAATTTTGTGGTGGATTTTGCGTTTGACAAAACTGG